TAACGATACATAGCGACCGCATACGCCGCCGTCAGCTTTACATGGTCGTAGAGGGAGACATCCGACGGCTCGTCCGTCGCCGTACTCGAGGGGACATAGCTCACGGATGCTTCGAGGATGCTCAGCAGCTCGTTCACGGACATATCGACGGGGCTCTTTTTCCGGAAATTCACCTCGAGCTGCTGCTTGATCTCCTGATAGCCGGAGCGATCCGCCTGCACAGCAGCCGGAAACGCAGGCTAAGCCGCCGGAGAATCCGTTCGGCTTTCCGCAGGAGCCGGTTGTTCCGGAGGTGTACGAGTTCAACCTTCCGGAGGGGCTTACCGTTTCTGATGAGCAGAAGGAAGCGTTTTCGGCCGTCGCAAAGGAAGCGAAGATGACGCAGGAGCAGGCGAACAGTCTGCTCAAGATGCACGCTGACATTGTGATGGAGCAGCAGCGACAGGCGGAAGAGATCAAAAACCAGTGGATGAATGAGTGCGCCAAGCAGGGGCTCAATACACCGGAGAATCTTGCGGCGGCAAAGATCGCCGTGGATACGTTCGGCGGCGACGATGCCATGAATGCGCTCATTGAATCCGGTGCCGCGTATCATCCGGCCGTGCAGGCATTCCTGCAGCGCATCGGTCATCTCTTGCAGGAGGACAATGCGCCGGATGGCAAGGCAGTTACACAGACGTCGGCGGCAGATTTGCTGTTTGCGAATAGTAAGTATTAAGAATTGGAGGAATAAAGAATGAGTGATTGCGTAACTTTGCAGGATTGGGCAGCGCGTTTTGGCGCGCAGGGACAGCTTGCGCAGCAGAAGATTATCGAGCTGCAGAGCAAGACAAACCGCATCCTTGATGTGATGCCGTTTAAGCAGTGCAACGAAAAGACGATGGAGACGGCGCTTGTACGTGCGGAGCTTCCGGATGTTGCATGGCGCATCATCAACAAGGGAACGAAGCCCGGCAAGTCCAAGAGCAAGACCGAATCCTTCACTTGCGGCGGCATGGAGGCGCTTGCTGAGATCGATGAGAAGCTCATGCAGATCAATGGTAACAGTAATTCGTGGCGCCTGTCGGAGAATGTCGCCTATCAGGAGGCGATGAACCAGAAGATGGCGACGACCTTCTTCTATGGCGACGAGAAGGTCAACCCCGCAGGATTTACGGGGCTTTCTGCCTACTATTACAGCAAGACGGATCAGGACCGCATTTGGGCGGACCAGATCATTGACGCAGGTGGCACTGGCAACGCGTTGACCTCGCTCTGGCTTGTCGGTTATGGCCAGGAGACGGTTTACGGCATTTTCCCCGAGGGGACGAGCGCGGGATTTAAGTATCGCGACAATGGCCGTGTCCAGATGGTCGACAAGGACGGCGGAAAGTATTGGGGCTATCAGTCGCAGTATAACTGGGACATGGGCCTTTGTGTGCGTGACCCGCGCTATGTTGTGCGTGTTGCGAACATCGATACCAGTCAGCTCGCGGGCACGGCCGCAGATGCGCTTGTCGATAATCTCATTCGCGCCTACAACCAGATCGAGAATCCCGACAAGTGTACGATGGCATTCTTCGGCAATCGTGCGGTGCAGACTTATCTTGATATCCTCGCCTCGAAGAAGACGAATGTGCGTCTCTCTATTGACGAGTTTGCAGGGAAGAAGATCACGCACTTCTGGGGCGTTCCGATTCTGCGCTGCGATGCGATTCTGAACACCGAGAGCAAGATTTCCTAAAGGAGGAACAACGATGGCTTATATGGATAACGAACTGATTTTCTGCAACGACGTTGCGACGGCGGCATCTGTTACGAGCTCGGTGCTTGACATCGGGCTTGGCGGCGCCTTTGTGCATCCGCTCTTTATCGACGTCAAACTGAGCGCGCCGGTTACGTCCGGCAAGGTTGAGACGATTACGGTGCAGTCCTCGGCAACGCAGGCATTTGCATCGCCTGTTACCGAGATGAGCGTGACGGTACCGGCCTCTGTCAACCAGACGAAGAAGGCGGCAACGCTTGCACAGTTCTATGCACCGATTCGGACGGGCAATCGCTATGTCCGTCTCGTGATCGCAGGAACGGCGCCTACGGGTGGAAAGCTTACGGCGTACATGAGTTCAGGGACGGCGGTGAATCTCTGATGAGGTATTGCGTTAATACAACCTGTCAGTTCCGAAACAGACTGTACGAGAAGGGCGATACGATTGATCTTCCTGCGGGGGTGGAAGTTCCTCCGTATTTTGATGCGCTGGAAGAAGCTGCGCCTGATGCAGACAATACGCAGCTTGAAACGGTGGAATCCGTCGATGAGCCTGTAACGAACGAGATGGTCGCGGGAAAGGAAGGGCGCAAGAAATAAGGAGTGGGGCTGATGTGTGCAGGTGTTTTTGCCATGCGTCAGCCCTTTTTCTTTTAAGGAGGTGGAATGATGGATAAGATCGATGTCTGTAATCTTGCGCTTTCGCGGATTGGTATTGAAAACATTGAAACATTGGCAGAGGCGAGTGAACCTGCACGCGTGTGCAGTCAGTTCTATGACCATTGTCGCCGTGTTGTTTTGCGGAAATATCCGTGGACGTGGGCCATGCGTCGCGTGCAGCTTGCAGAGCTTACAGATAAGCCGCTGGGATTTTTTTATTCGTATCGCTATCCTTCCGGTTGTGTTGCGCTACGAAAACTCTATAATGCCTGTTTTAACAATATCCCTGCCTATACAGGGTATCAGATTATCGGCGATAAGTTGGGTCGTGTTATCTGTACGGATGCGGCAAATGCCTCGGCAGAGTATACGGCGGACATCGAGGATACAGGGCTCTTTGATGAGCAGTTTATTGAGGCACTTAGTTGGAAGCTGGCGGGAGCCATTGCATTTAAGCTGACGGGGAATGCACAGCTTCCGGGATACTGTGAGGAGCAGTATATGACACTCTTCTTGGATGCTGTTGCCAACAACGAGGACGAGCAAAACACAGAAGAAATAGAGCCGTATACACTTATCGCGGCACGATTCGGAGGGGATATTTGATGGCAGGAGGTCAGATGTATCCACTCAAGCCTAGTTTTGCGGGCGGCGAGCTTACGCCGGCCCTCTATGGTCGAACGGATTTGCAGAAATATGACGTAGGCGCATCAAGGCTTGAGAACATGATCGTCCTGCGCTATGGCGGTGCGACACGTCGACCTGGCTTTCGCCATGTGGCAAAGACGCAGGACGGAAAGAAAGCCCGGCTGATACCGTTTCAGTATTCGACGGATCAAAGCTATGTACTTGAGTTCACGGCTGGATGCGTACGGGTATTTACGCAGGGGGGTATTGTTGTCAAAGACGGGGATCCGCTGACGATTTCCACCGAATACACGGAAGCTAATCTCTCGGATATCAAATACACACAGTCCGCTGATGTACTCTTTCTTGTGCATGCCGATCATCCGCCGATGACGCTCACGCGTTACGGGGTGACAGATTGGAAACTTGAACGCATGGACATTACAGGGGGGGCCTTTGAAGATCCTAATACGAATGATGGACTGAAAATTGGCGCGTCCGATGTAAAGGGAGATATAACGCTTACTGCGAGCATTGACTATTTCTCAGATGATATGATCGGTTCTTTGATGCGGCTAGGCCATACGATGAGCGGCCAACTAAAGTCTGGGAATCCGCAATCTGCGCCGCTCTCGGTTCGGTGTGCACCGGGAGGAACCGTCTATGTGGAATCGTTTGGATTCTGGAATGGCAGCTTTGTCGTGGAGAAGTATGATAAATCTACGGGAACGTGGGTTACACTCCAAGAACAGCATGCCAATCGCACACAGAACTATACCTTGAACTACACGAATAAAGGCGATGATATTGTAGATTATCGCGTGCGCAGCAATGCTTTTGATACTTCTGTATGGAGCAATGAGAATGAAAAACAGCGTGGCTATGTCACAATACAGACATTCGCGCAGGACTATTACGGTGTCGCGCGGATAACGTCTGTCACGTCAGGAAAGAGTGCTGCGGCAACGGTCGTTCGTGAGCTCGCGGATACGGATGCGACAAATGACTTTTCGCTCTCAGCGTGGAGTGCAAAGAAAGGCTATCCGCAGGCGGTGAGCTTTTTCGAGGATCGTCTTGTCTTTGCGGGAAGCAGGGCGAAACCGCAAACGTACTGGGCATCGCAGTCAGGGGACTATTATAATTTCTGGGTCAATACACCGCAACAGGACAGCGACGCCATTACAGGAACGCTCTCGGGCGGTCAGATGAATGGAATCCGTGCAATTATCCCGTTTGGTGAAATGCTTATGCTTACGTCGGGCGGAGAGTACAAAGTCGGCGGCGGGAACGAAGCATTTACGCCAACCAATCAAAAGGCAGAACCGCAGGAGTATCGCGGCATCAACAATCTAACGCCTGTTGTCATCGGCGGTCGCATTGTTTATGTGCAGCATCAGGGGAGCGTAATCCGCGATCTGACTTATAGCTATGATGTGGATAAGTATACGGGAGACGATGTGTCACTCCTTGCTGCGCATCTATTTGAGGGTCATACAATCGTTGCGCTTGCCTATCAGCAGACGCCGAATACCATTGTTTGGTGCGTTCGTGAGGATGGTGTTTTGCTCGGAATGACCTACATCAAAGAGCAGGATGTATATGCGTGGCACAAGCACAAGACCCTCGGAAATTTTGTGGATGTATGCACGATCTCCGGAAACAGAGAAGAAGAACTCTGGGCAATCGTTGAGCGAGACGGCGCACATTATGTTGAGCAGATGAGCTCACAGATACGCAACACATCACCGCAGGAACAGTTTTATGTAGACGCGGGGTATATCTATGAGGGCGCACCGAATAACGCGCTCACAGGACTTCTGTGGCTCTCTGACAAGGATGTGTCCGTGCTTGCGGACGGGAACATATTGGAAGGGATGCATGTGGATAAAAACGGTGCTTTGCAGCTTCCGAAGTCGTTCCAGAAGGTGATTGTCGGACTTCCTTATGAGAGTACCGTGCAGACGATGCCGATTGAGTTCAGTGTGCAGGATGGTTCGTATATGGGCCGCAAAAAACGCGTCTCGCGTATGACCATCCTCTTTCGTGATACACGCGGAGGCCTTTACGGCGTCAGCGAAAAGAAATTGGATGCGATCAAATGGCGCAGCACGGAGAATTATGACAGCCCGATTGCTCTTTACAGTGGAAAACGGCATGTTGTTATTCCGAGTGCGAGCTATGATGATACCGTCTATTTGACAATCAAGCAAAGGGATCCGCTGCCGATGACGATTCTATCGATTGTGCCGGAGGTGGAAGCAGGTGGCTGAATTTACATTTCGCGCACCGACGCATGATGATCTCGTGTACCTCGCTGCGCATCTGCGCATGGAGGATCGCCGTGAGCTGATCGGCATGACGGGGCCAAACGTAGAAGCAGAGGTGATGCGCTGTTGGCGTAACAGCAAAGCGGCATATGCATGTTACTGCGACGACGTTATTATTTCAGCGTTTGGCGTTATTGAGACGAATCCTATTCTCCGGCACGGTATCATCTGGATGCTTGCGACTGCGGAGACGGCAAAGCATAAAATCTATACGGGCAAGAAGACGCGCGAAGGAATCCGCGCGTTTTTGCATGACTGGGCATATCTCTACAACTATGTAGATAAGGGAAATCATGCGACGATTGCATGGCTGAAATGGCTTGGCGCAGTCGTTCATAAAGCAGAGCCGATGGGGCTTTATGGACTTCCGTACCATTTGTTTGAATTTTTTAGAAAGGAGAAGTGATGTTCTATGGGTGTTGCGGCAACGGTAGTCGGGACGCTGTTCGCCTCGTGGATGCAGGGACGCGCGCAGCAGGCACAGGCAGAGGCGGCGGCGAGACAGTCCGAACAGAATGCGCAGATCGCACAGATGAATGCGGACAAGGCACAGGAGACTGCAGAGCGGCAGGACGAGAACAACAAGATCAATGTCGAGAATGAACGGCGCAGAGCACTCCTGCGCATGGGGCAGCAGCGTGCTGCAATCGGGGCGAGTGGCGTCACCGCATCCGGCAGCGCGGCAGCGGCTCTTGCTGATACGGGCTATGCAATCAATGAGCAAACAGGCATGAGCCTCTATAACGGACGTCAGAACGTGGACAATATGATGCAGCAGTCTACGGATTTCCAGAACCAATCAAGCTTCCACAACGCAAATGCAAGTAATTATCGCGCAGCGGGACGCCGCGCCATGATGAACAGTATGCTCACAGGTGCGTTTTCACTGGCGAGCAATCTCTATACGGGTGTGAGTTCCGCAGCACAAGAGACCGCAGGGGCGGCAGGCACACAGGTCGGTTCGTTCGGCGGAAAGGATTGGAGCACGGGATTCCACGGATGGGGCGGCAAGGACACGAGTTTCGGGCGTCACATCGGAAGTTATACCACGCGTGGTTATGGGATGCCGCGTCAGAGCACATTTTTCAAATGAGATAAGAGGAGGTTTGCTTCATGGATTTTTCACCGTTTCAGAATAAGGAGGGTGTCGGCGCACCTGCCGCACAGATCGCGCGTGTGCAGTACAGTAACCAGGGGGAACAGGCACTTGTACAGGCGCAAGGTGAGACCGCCAACGTGCTTACCAAGGGCTTTACGGCGATGAAAGATCAGGTGGAGCAGACACAAGCGCTCGCTGCGAACAATATGTATAACAAGCTCATGAGTGAGGGTACATCTGAACTCATGCAGAAAAAAGAAGAAGGTGCCCTCAATCTCACGGACGACTACGACAAGCTTCAGAAAAAGACGATGGACACGGTATTTGCCAAGTACAGGGGCGTCCTTCGTTATGGCACGGGAGCTCGTGCGTTCAACGAGTTCACGGAGCGTGACAATGTAACACGTCGCGCGAATGTCATGCGGTATCAGCAGGAGCAGTTGGAGGCATATAAGAACACGCAGTATAAGAATGCTGTGGATGTTTGCCTTGACAATGTGCTTGAATACGGCGGGAATGACGCAGCTATCGACATGGCGATCAATCGTGGCAATGCCCTTGCTCTTGGAATGTACGGCGCACATGGAGAAGAACGGGTCAAGTATGAAACGGAGCTGATTGCGCGGCAAGCCGTGGGGCAAGCAATGTCCCTTGCCATGCAGACGGCAGACTTTAATCGCATGGATGAAATCAGCAACAAGTACGGGAAATACATGGACCCGAATCAGAGGACAGCTGCGCTTGGTGCGGTACGGAAACACGCACAGCAGGAGATGGAGTTCAACGAGGCGCAGACGGCAATGAAGGAACTCGGAATTGAGGCATCAAGAGATGCTGTCAAAGCGTGGGTTCAGAAAAATATACACGGCAACACTCAGAGTACAGATGGACTGCATGCATTCTATGAGCAGACAAAAGGCGCAACGTATCATCTAAACGCACCACTCAACGGAGCAGATGGAACATATGATTGTGGTTCGTGGGTTCTGCAAGCTGCTGCACTCTATGGACTGAATCTTTCCAGCCGTTGCGCAGATAATCAATATGTTGAATTAAAGGGAATGGGGAGAGCGTTCAGCGACCCGAAAGATTTACGCGACGGCGATCTTGTTTTCTGGACGAAAACAGGCGGTGAGGAAGGTCAGTATGGAATTTCTCACGTTGGCATCTACAACGCAAAGACAGGAAAGGTTATGCAGTCCGGCAATCATGGTGTCGCTGAGATTGATTTGAACCTTTATCCCGTAGTTGGTTTCGGGCGCGGCGTGATGGAGACGCCGCCCTCTGAAATGGAGATTGAGGAGCGGACAGATAAGATTTTCGGCACATTGCAGAAACAGCTTGCGGTGCGTGATCGAGAAGATAATCGTCTGTTTGAACAGGGACAGATGGCCATTATGCAGCTCCAAAATGATGGGCAGTATCATTCCGTTGCTGAATATCAGTCAGTTATTACAAGTATCGCTGGCGATAATCCGCGTGTTTCCGTAAAACTGATGAACAGTGCCATGAAAGCAGGGCAGGCAGATCAAGCACGGGCGGAAGCGGAGGCAAATCGACGCGCAGCAGCAGAAGCGGCCGCGCTTAAAATATCGGGGCCGGAGTACAAATATCAGCTTATCAATGCCCTGCAAACAGGAAAGATCAGCATCAATGATGCCTATGACACAATCATAGGGAATCCGCATATGGAAAATAGTATGCGAAAAGAACTGCTGGATGTCATTGATGATTACAAGACCGGGAAAGGTGCCTTTAAGTATGACTGGGGAAGCATCAAACAGGCGGTTAAGACGGGGCTTGGCGGATATGAAAACGGAATGTTTGATTCGAATTTTGCCGTAGCGCAGGATTCGACGGGGTATCTTATCCGTGAGTATCAAAAAGATCATAGCGGGGAGATGCCGTCTCAGCAGTGGATTATTGAGAAGATGGCGGGGGAAATGGCTCCTATGACAATCTCTGGGAGCGGCGGTTTCTTCGGCTTTGGCGGGAATAAAATCGATACGAACGAAGCACAACTCTTTAATATCGGTATTGCCAGCGTTGTAGATGCGGGGAATGGAAATTCTATCGTTACGCTGGTTAATGGCGGCGGCGCGTATCGAGTAAAGACAGATGATCTTATCAACGGGATGCAGAACGGAAAAAGCGGAAAAGAAATCGTATACGGAGGATAACGGGAGGCAACTATGGATCCGCAGAAAAGAGCAGAAATTGAGCAGATGATGCGCCGCGACGTGGCAAGCGGAAATATCGGCGTCAAGATTAAGATGCCCGGCGAGAACAACAGTGACGAACTGAACGATATCGTAAACTATGCGCCGACAAGTGAATACACGATTTATGACACGGGCAGACGCGACGACGCGGGCAATCCGATCATGAGCAGCGATGTGATGGATTTGATGATGACAAAATCCTATGAACCGCAGAAAGAATCGGATTGGTCTGTCTCTAATATCGCGGATGCCGTCTATACAAAGCTGCGGGACAACTTCTATGATGGCAGTGTTCAGCCCGTCGATTTTGACAATCCATATTACACAAAAGACATGACTGCACCGCCGGAGCCGATCACAGGGAAAGACCTCATCAAAGGGGCTATGCCCGAGAGTTTTCAGGCATCCAAACTCTATGCGGATTATTTCTACGGTGAGGATGAAAAACGCGAGCAGATCAAGAAAGCGCATGACCTGACGGGGATTCGCGCGGAGACGATTGCCAATGACCCAGATGTATGGGAAAAGGTTATGAAGATTGTCCAGCGTGCAGAAAAACTCAAAAAACTTCCGGGCATGGTAGATGCGAACGGCGATCTCAATATGAGCCGCGTCTATGAGGCGATGCCGTATCTTCGGGAAATCGTCGAAAAGCACGGAACCAATGAAGCTGTTATGATGCTCCAGAATGCCGAGGGGCTGCGGACTGTGGGCGATGCCTACAACAACGAATTTATGCGCTTTGCGGGAAGTGTCGCAACGGGCGTAGAGCGTGGTTGGTATAACTTTCGCAAGCAACTTACACACGCGAATGCAATGATTCATCGCCGTAAACTCACCGATGCAGAACGTGAATGGATTACATATCTCGAAAAACAGAAGGAGGAGACCCCTGAATACTCCTACGGCGGCATCGGGCAGGCAGTCGGCGCGATGATCGGCGGTGCTGCGGAGAATATTCCGATGCTTGCTTCTTCGCAAGGTGCAGGAGGTACGGCGGGCGGTATCACTTTTGCTGTGACAAAAAGCCCGACCGCAGCGCAATGGGTCTACAGAATTGTTTCTACAGCCGTTATGGGGCTTGAGATCGGCGGCAGTCAGTATGAGGAGAATCTCAGCAAACTGGACGCAAAGGGACGCGCGATGTATACGCCGACAGAGGCGGCGGCGCTCTCTGCAACGCAGGGACTTGCCGAAGGTGTCATTGAGCAGCTTGCTTTGCAGAAGATTGCCCGCACGATTTTTGGACGTGGGGATGCAAAGGCACTGCGTGATCTCTATGCAGGTGCAGGAGCAAAAGATTTGGCACTGGCCGCAGAAGGGGCAACTGCAAACGAAGCGGCGCGTTCACTCATCAAGGAACGGATTCTTGGTGCGGCAAAAGCGGGCGCAATTACGTTTAATACGGAGCTGCAGGAGGAGTTTGCCCAGCAGGTCTCGGATATGGTCATCGAGAACATGGCGCAGATGGCACTCAAGGGGGACGATGCCGAGATTGCATCCGTCAGAGAAATCCTGCAGAAATCTACCACCGCCGCAATCGAAGCCGCGCCCTCTATCGCTGGATTCGGGCTTCTCGGCTTTGGCGGTCATGTGGGTGCCCATACGAATACGATGCTGAATGCTCGCTCTCACATGGAACAGCTCGTGAAGAATCGTCTCTATCGGAGTGTCAACGAGAATCAGAACCTCATCAACACCGTGGAGGCGGTCGGGGACAACCTGAAGAACGTGCAGGAACTCCAGGGCAAGGCCCCCGATCTTGTGAATGAGATGCTGGACTCGCAGAATCGCCGCTATGGGATAGAGACAACGGTCGTAGATATTGTGTCACTCAATCAGGAAGAGGGCGGCGCGGAGCTTGTGCAGGAGATCGCCGTCGCAAATAACATTAGTACGGAGGAACTGCAGGCATGCGCAGACGGGACGGGGATGCTGCCCGTTAAGACGTCGACGCTCCAACAGATGACAACGAATCTGGACGAGGGCAAACGTAAGGCACTCTTTCAGAATATCACAAAGTCCTCTGATCTCTACACGGATAAGCAGACGCAGCAGGAAGCGAAGGTCATCAAGGAGATTCTGGGCGCATTCCGTGAGAAGACGGAAGAGGAGGTCGGCGATTCTGTTGACCGTTATGTTGAGAGCGCGTTTGCAGAACATGAGCATCGTGCGCTTGCTCGGGATATTTTGCTTGCAGACATCAATCATCCTGCGGCAGAAATTAAGCGTCGTATGAACCGTCTGGATTCCGATCTCGCAGAACTGACAGCCGTACAGAGTGACGGTGGTGCGGAATCGGCGGAGTATCTTGCACATATCCAGCCTGAGATCGACAAGATCAATGCGCAGAAGGAGGCACTTTCGACTGTTGAGGGCACAATAAAGGGCCTCCAACCCGGGGATGTTGTCGCAACGGCGGAACTGTCCCCTGAGGCAAGAGGCGTCTATCATGAGCTTGCGGGTCAGCTTGGTGATGCCAAGAGCAAGAAAGCCCGCACGGCTGCGCGTGCCTCTGCACTCCTTGCGGCACGCTATGCCGACCGTATGGCGAAGGTTTATAGTGAGGTAAAGGGCGAGCCGTACACCGCCGCTGACTACATGCGCGAACATCTCCGTGTGGATGCGCGTGCGGATGACAAGAAAAGAGAGGCGGCGAAGAAAAAGGCAGAGGTCGTCAAGGATTTCATTGACACGCATTTCCCCGATGCCGCCGAACGCGAGATGGCAGTCATTGCAACGATGCAGGATGCAGTCAGCCCTGCGAAGGGATGGCGCACGCTCTATAAAGACTTTGTCGCAGAGCGTGATGAACTTCTGCGTCCTGCAATGGATGCGCTCGGTCGAGGTATGGGCAACGGTGTCGATATTGTCCCGATCGATGATGACGGACGCGGAATCCGTGTGTCCAATAATGAGCCGTGGTATCAGGACTTCTATAAGGAAAACGGTCGTGCACCGCGCAAGAGCGAGCTCATGGACCTTGCCTATCTTCTCACCGTGGGGGATTCCTCTGCACCGCGGGTGGAGAACTGGATGCCGTCCTCGCAGGAAGATGTTGACGCGATGCAGGGGGCGAAAGCGCATCTTGACGAACTGAACAGCTATATCCATACGCTTGAGAACATCAAGGAACGCATGATGCAGATGGATTCCGAAGCGTTGAATCAGGATGAGGCGCAGACGGGAGTGTTCGGGGACAGGGAAAAAGCAATTGCTGTGCGTGAGATTCGTAATCTTGTTCCGCTGGAGGTTGTTCTAACGGGAAAACCTTTGGATAAGAAGGCGGCAGAAGCTGTTTTTTCGACCTTTGGCGAAGTGGAAAATCCGCGCTATGGAACGTACGCGACATTCCCGAAAAGTATGGTTGGCAAGATTATAAAACACCGCGGTCTAGATGTATCTCAGATGCTTACCGATATTCCACGGCTGTTTTCCTCTTCTGTACTGGCACTTGTTGAGCCAGAGTACAAAAAGGAAGGGCATAAGGAACATCCGAATATCCTTGCCTATCATCACTATGTCAATAAATTTACGGCGGATGGTACGACGTATTACATACGCTTTTCGCTCAGAGAGGAGAAAACAAAGAATCCTGCAAAGCCAAGTGCAAAACGCATTCTTCATTCAACGGGAATCAGTGATATTCGCATCTACGAGGAAAACAAAAAAGACGTTTCCTCTCAACGTATCCGGGTTAGTGACCCGGGCGAAGAGAGCAAAACGTCTTTCGTTGATCATAGATTAGCAGAACTTTTCGATTTTGTCAAGGATATTCCTACGGATGAGAACGCAGAAACCTTAGAGCAATCCGCATGGCATGGCACACAGTATGACTTCCGTGAATTCCTGCTTGAGATGATTGGAGCGGGCGAAGGTCGACAGGCGCATGGATGGGGGCTGTACCTGTCAGAGAAGCGCGAAGCTGCAAGTAGTTACGGGGGGAAACTCTATCATGTGGATATCCCCGACAACGATGTTCTGATTGACGAACAGAAGACGTATGACGCACAGCCAGCAAAAGTGCGTAAGAGTTTGGGAAAACTTGTCCATGGACTGACACTTGAGCAACTTGAAAACTGGGGGGATGTGCGCCGCCTTGGCAAAGAAAAAGTCGTTGCGGAGATCATGGATACGTTGTCTGAATCGGATGGAATGAACATTTACGGCACGATCAGTGACCTTGTTGATGGACAGCAGGAAGCGTCTGAACTTCTGAATCAGTATGGTATCAAAGGCATTACCTATCACGATGAGCAGAGTGGGCGTGGATTCGTCATCTTCGACGATAAGGCGATCTCCATCATCGAGAAGTTCAACCAAGAGCATGCACGCGAGACGAAAGGCAATATCACCGCGACATATGAAGGTGCGCGGCGGCTTATTTCACTCATGCAGTCGGCAGACCAGTCGACCTTCATGCACGAGATGGCGCACAACTTCTTGTTTGATTTGGAGCACATCGCCGAGATTGCCCCCGAAAGCCGATATGCCAAAGACCTTGTTGCGATTCAGAAATGGGCGTCGTGGAAAAAAGATGCGGCGGACGAATATGCGGGGGCTGCCTCTGCGGCAGAGTTTCGCAACCGTGAGGAGAAAATACTTGCAGCAGAGAAGAAGGGCGACACGGCAGAAGTCGAACGTCTCAAACGTGAATGGATGCAAGAGCGCTTTGCCCGTGGATTCGAGGAGTATTTGCGCAATGGTGAAGCCCCCGCACAGGGATTGCGTGCCGTGTTCCGTCGTTTCAAAGCGTGGCTGACGCGGATTTACAAGGATGTGACGGGCGCGGGCGTGCGCGCCTCCGCAGAGGTTGAGGCGATCATGGCGCGGATGATTGCGACGGATGAGGAGATTGAGGCGGCGGCTGTTGTCAAACGTGCGCAGCGTCTCCAAAAGATTAATCCTGAACTTCTCAATGCGGATTCTGCCGAAACCATGATTCAGTGGGAAACGGAGGCGAAGGAACGCGCGAAAGAAACGCTGCTCAAAGAGCTTATCCGTGAGATGCAGGGGCGCGACGTTGACGCTCACATGGAGGACTACGAAGCGCAGCTGAAAGCTGAGATGCGGGAGAATCCCGTTTGGCAGGCGGAGGCGGTCGCGGAGACCTTCGGGGTTGGGCAGGTCATCGCAAGTGGCTATTATCCTACGGCGGAGGCATACGAAAAGGCACTCAAAGATGCCGGCGGCGGATTCGACGCAGCTTATAATCGTCAGGTGCGCGAGGAGCGGGAACGCTACAAGACCGAAATGCCCAACGCAGAGGCGATTGCACAACGAGCAGAGGAGGTGCTTGCATCACAGGAATACACCGCACGTCAGACAGCACTTGAAGGAGAGCTCCTGAACGAGTATATCAAGGCCTATGACAACGCCCCGCAGCGTCTCAAAGATGCGATGATCGGCGTTGCGCGTGCACTGGAACGTGAGGAGGATGCGCCGCTTGAAAAGGCGGTGACGGCTCTCAAGTATGCGTTCCACTGGCAGGAGAAACAGGCAAAGGAGATTGAGGACTTGCGGATGCTCCTCTCTGCATCGAAAGAGGCGGGGGAGGAAGACCGTACAAAGATGCGCGAGAAGTTCGGGGAGGCGTTTAACCGACTCAAACTCTCTGCGGCGCAGAACCTCGAAGCCGTGCGCAGCCTCCGTGATTCGGCGGAGGGAAGAGTTGCTGCGATGCGTGTATATGCACAGCAGCACCTTGAGAACGCTCCAATCCACGAGGCGACGAATACGCGTCATTGGATGTGGCAGGTACAGAGCGCCGCAAAAGAGACAGAACGTCATCTCACGAATATGCTCCGCAAGAATAATGGAATTGAGAAGGAGGACAAAGGCGACAAAGACCTTGCGGCGGCACGCACGGCAAAGACCCGTCAGCTTGCAATGGAGGCAATGACGCATGAGAGCGTCAAACTGAAACGCGAGCTCGATCGTATGGTGAAATACTTTGCCCGCCGGGAGAAGAATCTTGCCAATGACAAGACGGGCAAGATTGACGGAAATCACCGCTATTTCATTCACCATTTACTCTATGTGTTTGGTCTTCGTCGCTCCGATGGTGTGCCTCTCATGGGAGAAGGTGCGCGTAGTTGGTCGGAATTGATGCAAGAGATCAAGGACTCCAACGATGGCTTTGATGGCGTGGATATTCCCGAATGGCTCACTTCTGCGGCAACGTCCCGCGATACGCAGCGAAAGTATACGGAACTCTCCATGCAGGAACTCCGTGATCTGCGTATGCTCGTTGAATATCTCTATGTGACGGGGCGCAACAAGAACACGCTCCTCACATCGGGCGAGAACATCGATGAGGTTGCGGCTCGTATGTATCAGAACTATGAGGAGCATATCGGTGAGCAGGACGGCGGAAAAGAAGCTCACGCCTATATGGTGCAGCTTTTGAAGCCGGAAACAATGCTCAAGGTCATCGGTGGCAAGAGCGGTGCGATTGTAGACTATCTCTACAATACGCTCTTTGATGCACAGGAAAAAAAGACGGAGGCACTTGAGGAGAACGCAAAACGATTGGAAGTGATCATTGGACAATACTACACGCAGAAAGACAGGCGCAAAGCGTGGAGCAAGAAACTCGGGATAAATCTCACGGATGGCACAGAACTGACAAAGGAAAACGTGCTCTCTATGGCTCTCAACTGGGGCAATGAGGGCAACCGTTCCCGCCTCGTCGCAGGTCTCTCGACGAAAACACCGTATACGGAGAAGGATGTCGAGGAGATTTTTGCAAAGACGATGACCAAGAAAGACTGGGCATTCGTGCAGGAGATATGGGATTATCTCAATGAGCACGGCGATGCGGTCAATGAGGTCGTCGAAAAGAGCGCCGGCACGCCGATGAAGCGTGTTGCACCGGATGAATTTACGATCGAGGCATCGACGGGAGAGTTGCTGACCATTCGCGGCGGGTACTATCCAATTCGGTATGACCCGAAACGTTCTGAGCGTGCAGCAGATCAGGAGCTTGCAACTGTCGCCGAATCGGTTGGTGGCGCTATGGCGTTTGGGTCTGGAATGGGTTCAACAAAGAATCGTGCAAACGGGGCCCCTCTGGGGCGGCCGCTTGACCTTTCTCTTGATGTCATGTATCGCCATATCGATCAGCAAATCCATATTGCCGCGATGCGCCTTGCTTGCCGTGATGTCTATAAGCTACTCAACCATTCGGCGGTTAAAGAACCGATCTTGCAGACGCTCGGAAAAGACGCATATGACAGTCTGAAACGATGGGTTGAAAATACATGGCAAGAGCCAATGAATAACAATCTCTACATTGAGACTAAAGCGGAGGAGTGGCGCGCGAACACGGTAACGGCAATCATGGCGTTTCGCGTGTCGACGGCACTCCTTAACGCATCCAATATTATGCCGATGGCAGATCGACTTGGAACCGCTAATGCGATTCAGGCAATGCTGCAGTACCTTCGTCATCCGCAGAGGATACGTCAATTCGTACTCAATGATTCGGCGTTTATGCGGAACCGTGCTCATAATATGGATCGCGATCTGAATACCAAAGGAAAAGACATTTTCGGCGGAAAGAACTCCGTTCGGAAGTGTCTTATTAAGTATGGGACATGGCTCATGGAGGAGACAGACATGCTCTGCAGTGTGCCAACCTATTATTGGACATATCAGGGGCGGTACAACAAGGAGGTAGCGGACGGGACAGATGAGATTATCGCCCGTGAGCGTGCGCACCGAGAAGCCCATGAAGCAGTACGTTCAATCTTCGGTTCTGCAGATTCGATTGACCGCTCGGCGGTGCAGCGTTCGCAGAGCGGGCTTGTCAAGGCGTTTACGCCATTCTTTAGCTTCTTTAACGCACAAATGAACGCGGTGTGGGAGAAGTATTATGCAGGGCGTTATGATAAGCACAAGAGCAGCTTTGTCGAGCGTTATTCCGGGTTTGTTCGTTCCTATCTTTTCCGTTTTGTCGCAATGGCCGCAATCGAAACGATGATTCGGCAAAGCCTTGAAGCTGTTTCGGCGGGAAGTGGTGATAAAAAAGATAAAGACGAATGGTATAAGAAATTTTTGAAGCAGTGGGCGGCAAATTCTCTCGGGAGCGTCGCAAGCGGATTCCCGGTGATCAATATGGTTGGCGAGATCGCACAAGGGATGATTACAGGAAAACTGCAACAAGGGCGCAATAGCGGCGTTGTATTCGCGGCCGTTGGGCGACTTACCGACCCAATACAGATGGCGTATTCGCTGCAAAGCGATAAGTCCAAGATTGACGCGATTGATTTTGGCCGCGCGCTGACAAAGGGAATCGCAGGAACGATGTATGCTGTTCCGGATACCTTGACCGATGGCTTCTGGAATACGGCGCGCTTCATGGCCGACAATTACCGTCTCAATAATCCAGATGATCTGCGTGAATTTATCGCAAAGACAATTCTGGATAAGAAACTCAAACAGAAATAGGAGGTATCAACATGACTGTTGAAAATCCGAATGTCAAGAATACGTATGGGGGGAACGGTTCTACAACCGTTTTCCCTTTTACATTTCTGCTCAACTCTGAGGACGTGAATAATGTTGTCGTCACGCTGACCAATGAGGACGGTGCGGAGACGACAACAACAGATTTTGTGTTGTCACTAAGCGATAAGAGCGTGCTCTATCCAAAGAGCGGAGCACAGCCGCTGCCGAACGGGTGGAAGATTACAATCCAGCGTCAAATCCCTTACACTCAAACACTCAATCTGATTAGTCAAGGGACATTCTATGCCGAGGACATAGAGGCGCAGCTTGATCGACAGGAGATGCAGATACAGCAACTCGCAGAGATTGTCGAGCGCACTGTGCGCGTCGCGATCAGCTCTGACATTGACCCTGCCGAGCTGATTGCAAAAATCTTCCAGACGGGTGTTGATGTTGCTGCGCAGCTTCTCGCCGCACAGCAAAGCGCATCTGCGGCGCAGCAGGCCGCACAGAACGCACAGGAAAGCGAAAGCAACGCGTCGCTCGATGTTGTCCTCGCAACCAATGCAAAAAATACCGCAGAGGAACATCGGCGTGCCGCCGAATCCGCCGCGGGCGCAGCGCAAACGGCGCGAACGGAAGCAGAGCAGAGCAGACAGGAAGCCGGCAAAAGTCAAACGGCAAGCGCCGCATCCGAAACGCACGTCAAGGCAATGGAGGAAAATATTACCTCCATGAAACAGCACATCGACGGAATCAACGTCGAAGTCGACAAAGCCGAATCTGCCGCAAAGAGTGCACAGGAAAGCGCAAAAAACGCCGCAGAATCTGCCGCTGCCGCACAGAAAGCTGTCGGCACATACTCAAAAGCCGATCTGGATAAAAAATTCCAGGAGATCGACCAACAGAACGCCTCTAAATTTGTCGCGAAATCCGGCGACAGCATGACAGGTGCGCTCACGGTACCTGCTCTGACCGCTACCGGAAAGATCAAAGCTGATGGCGGAGTAGAGGGAAATGCCTCGACGGCGTCGGCACTCAGCACAAATGTCCTGACGTTTGCCAACGGAACAAAAATCTGGGTGGAGTGAGATCATGGCGGAACTGGTTAAAAAACTCAAACTGCAAAATACCAAAGGCGTCGTCGAATCCTGCACGCTCTACTCAACAAAAGAAGAAGCGAACGCAATGGGCGGTGTCCTGCCGCTCCATGTGGACGGCGTCGACTGCTTCACAGCGCTGGGGGCTGTCACCGAAAGCGAAGCGACCAGCGGCCGGCAGGAGAAAAACGGAGTATCGCTTGCGATCTTAAAGCAGGGTGGAATCACGCCGGGGAGTATCACCGTGCAAGGAACGGGAACATTTACCGTCCCGAAAGGTGTTGCTGTTTTGCAGCTGACATATTTAAACGTAAACCAACAGAAAATCACTAGCTATGTAAAAGTAGAAGCAGGGAAAACGTATGGATACGAATCAAATTATGTATTTGCGGGTCATGCTGGCGGTCGTATAGTCAAAACAGTGTTTGGTAATTTCACTTTTCAAGCAGGCGGCATACACGGAGAACCAATAGGAAGTGGACCATTACCAATCACCATCGCATGGTCAAACAGCATCAATAAAGAGACGCCCAACGGCACCGCATAAAAGGAGAGCACAATGAACAAATACGCAGAAATCCTATATGGCAAAGTCCGCTCCGTCCACGAAGATGAACGCGACTTTGATACATGGCGAAGCATATTCTCGCCCTCTACCTACTGGGTAGACGTCACGGGCGTGGAATGTAAAGTCGGCTACGTTGTCACATTTGACCCCAATATCGGACTTGTCCTTAGTCCTCCGAAAACGGAGACACCAAAGGGAGAGGATACGCACCCGACGGAAGAAACAGCCGACGAAGAACGCGTATCCATATTTGAAGCTGTCGCCGCACAAGAAGTGCGCCTCGCAGAAATCGAAGAGGCCCTGCAAACACTGAAAGGAGGTGAGAAAAAATGAAGAAGTACAGCTATATGATTCCCGTCTATGCATTCCTCGTGCGTCATGAAAAATACGCAATTTCTGAGGAGAGCAAGACGGAAGGACAAAAAGTCGTGCCTGTCATCTATCAAGAGGATGTCGCCCTCTACATTGCGGAGCATGCGGAGAAAGAAGTGTAATCACAGGGAGTAGGGGCGTTACTCCGTCGGAATAGCGCCCCTATGTATAAAGAAACAATTAGGAGGCGCAACGTGGCAAGAGGAGAAATACTGGCCGAGCTCGAGAGCATCAAAGCGCAGATTAAGATCCTTGCGGAAAAACTGCCGATGGGACGCGATCAGCTCTATGCAATCAATGAGCGGATTGCCCGTCTGGAAGAAAGCACAAAGTCCGCGCATCATCGGCTGGACGAATTTAAGCATGACGTCTGTTGGACGATTGGGATGAGTACGACCATCGTCGGCATCTTCGCGTCGATTCTGACGTGGGCGCTCGGAGGAAGGTGAGACGATGCTCAAAGTCTCACAGTGGCTCAGGAAAGGCAAAAAGTACCTGCGCAACATGACCAAAAGTCATGCGGCCATGCGTTACATAGTATGGTATGCGACGATGCTCGTTATCGGCTGTACCATCTACGTTAGCGCATGGCTCTATGATTGGTATACTGCGCTGCGGCCCGATCTCGTGGAGTTCCGAAATTTTCTCCACGAGATCAGCGGGGCGGCATGGATTGCGGCGATTGGTTTTTTGGCCAAAGCGTTTATTGACCAAAATAACAACGGAATCCCGGACCAGTATGAAGAAAAGGAGAACAAAGATGGAAAGAGTACATCTGAAAGATCTGAATCTGACGTATGATGCAGGGCGACTGAGCACGCGCCGCGAAACGGATATGATCGTCCTGCATCACACCGGCAACCCGACCGATGATGATCTCTCTGCGGAGGAGATTAATGCATCGCATCAGGCGCAGGGGTGGACGTGCATCGGCTATCACTATGTTGTGCGCAAGGATGGAACAGTGGAGATTGGTCGCCCACATTGGACCATCGGCGCGCATGCAGCAGGAGAGAACTCGCACACAATCGGCATCCACGTCTGCGGCAATTTTGAGATCGGATATCCGACGGTCGCGCAGATTGAGAGTACCGCGATGCTGTTGGCTAACGTCTGCACGGATTACGGACTGCCGATTGACCGCGATCACATCGTCGGGCACAGAGAGCTGATGGGGACGGCGTGTCCCGGCAGGAATCTCTTTGCGCAGATGGATGAGATTGTCGGCAAGGCGAATTTCTATGCGGCGCAGTGAGGAGGTGAGCGAAATGCTCCAAAAAGCAAAAGACTTTGTGGCAAAACACAAAACAGCCCTGCTGGTGATCTTGTGTCTACTGCTCGTCGGCATTGCGTATGCTGTTGGCCGGCACTCCGCGGCAGATACGGAAGCCGAAAAACCTGCCGTCATGACGCAGGAACAGACGCAGGATGTTAAGACACTGAGGGCACAGCTCGACATCTCAAAGAGCAACGCAGAGGCCTTGCAAAAGCGGCTTGCGGACGTGCAGGCGGGACAACGTGCGCCGGCGGCTACATACTACGTGCAAGCCCCGACCGTCGAGCGTGCTGCGCAGGTGGTAGAGCGGCAGATCAAGACGGACGACCCGACGCTGCCGAGAGCAGCACGCGAAAAGTCTGATCGGACTGTGGTCACGCCGATCACAAAAGATTCAGATGGCAAAGACCTGCCGCCCAAGGAACAAAAGGTCGATGTGTATAAGATCAACCTTAATAAGGCGCATAAGATCAAGGCGGGTGTCACGCAGATTGACACGCAGACCTACTGGACAGCAGGTCTGCAGCTTGGCCGCTGGGAGGGGCTTGTGCATGGGCAATCGACAAAAGTCAAGGGCGGCAGCGTGATGTATACGGTCGCTGAGTGGTAATTCATCGCCCCGGGGCTTTGGCTCTGGGACTTATTTTTGATTGACAAAATAGACACATCTGATTATAATATAAGCACCCCATCTAGATGGAGGGTGGTTGAGTACAACCAATGTCTCGCCTCTGGCGAGCGGATTGAAGCTTGTGTTTGGACATAATCCACGAGGCCTTACAAAAAGACGGAAAAAGCGGAGAACCTGTAAAAGGTCTCCGCTTTTTTTCTTTGCCTAAAAATTTTTTGAGAAAATCTAAAATAAACTATTGACATAGTACTATTGCAATGGTACAATGTAATCAAGATAAAGGTCAGGGGCAAAGCCCAAAGAGTTAAGGGAGGAAGTAAAAATGGAAAACGTGGATTGCAAAGCTATGGACGGGAAGACTTTCGTTCTCCGGCAGGATGCCTATCTTGCCGGGACAGGCAGGGGGCACTACGAGGCCTCCGCATTCTGTCCGGATGACACTCCGGACGAGGATGGCTACATCCCTGTATACCGTGTGGTCTGGGACATTCTGGACGAATACGATCCAGAATGCGGCGATGAGGACGCTGCCTGCAACTGGGGCATCGTTGACGATTATCGCGTCGTCAATGATATGCTCGCAAGCGAGAAAGAAGATTATATGTAAAACGCGGGAGCAAAAGCCCCTTTTGTATCCAAAGATAGAAAGAAGGTAGTACAATGAGATTCGAAATTAGGAAGGAAATTGACAGTATCCTCGTAACCGCCCCTTACAACAAGGAGTTTGCCTATCGTATGCGTAAGATGGGAGGTAAGTGGACCGGAGAGGATTGGAAACTCCCCGCCGATGTGCTGGAAGCGGCACGCGAGGCCATGCGTGAGTGCTTCTGCCGGGATGATCGCCCATGTGATCTCGTTGATGTTGAGATCACGGCGACCGAAGGGCGCGTCTACGTGGAGACTGCCTTCGGGCTGACCATTGTGCAGATTTCAAGCCGTGATTCCGGGGCGTGGGTCCCTCGCGACATGCGAGAGACGGTATCGATACTCGATGGGGAGATTACGTCAGGTGGAAGTCGCAAGTCCCCGCACATCGAGATTGACCGCGGGACGCGCATACTCCTTCGCGGCATCCCAAAACAGGCGGTTGAGATGAGATTCGACCTCAACGATAACTACACGGTCAAGATCGTTAAGACCTACGGGGCTGATGTTGATCGTGCGTCGCTTATGCAAGAACGCGAGCACTTGCTTTCTCGGATTAAAGAAATTGATGCTCTGATTGGTGAGTGACCACAGCCCTGCCAACATTATTGGCGGGGCTTTTACAAAGGGAGGGAAATATATTATAATGGAGACACCAAATTCAAACGGAGGGGTTCTGGTGGGGTGGGTCGAAAATAAGATTGAGCGAACGCGCAAGTATAACAAAGAGAACTATGAACAGATAAAAATGCAGGTCCCGAAAGGGACAAAGGCCGTAATCAAGGCGGCCGCCGAAAGGGCAGGGAAATCTATGACCGCATTCATTATGGAGGCAGTCAATGAAAAAATGAATAAGTAAAATACAAAAAAGCGAAGCTGTACGGAATAGGCTTCGCTTTTTTGTTTAATGGATTAAGCCTCAATCGGTACTGCTATCAGTTTATTTTTGAATATGATAACTCGATCAAGGAGCCTCTCCCAAAATAATTTTCTTTCTGCTTTCTCCATATCGGCATAGCCGGTGTCTGCGGTATCAATGCTCGCCAATAATGCTGCCTCAATTCGATCCTCCCGCCAATACACATTATAAGGGCAGTTGCTATGTGTATGTGACCGGCATACATAATAGATGTGCACACATGTCTTTTGACGGTGGTATCTCGGGGTAAGCCCGCGTCCACACTTAGGGCACCGTAGCAGACGGCTGAAAAGATAGATGTTATCCGTCCGCGGACGTTGGGTGCGCCCCTCGAATACTTTTTGCACCTCTGCAAATAGGACCTCATCGATCAATGCTGGACAAAAATTTTTGATGCCATAATATTCGCCGATATAGATTCTGTTTTGGAGAGTACGTCCGACAGCTCCCTCCGTTTTTCCATATCGATATTTTTGCCATAGCATCCGATATGTTCTGAGCACCGAATGATTTTTTGAAAAGTATTCGAACATATCTTGTATCATCGGTACTTTTTTCTTGTCGATGACGATGTGTTTTTTCTTGTTGATTTTGTAGCCATCCGGTACGTGCCCCGTGATAACTTTTTTTGATCGCAAAAGCCCCTGCTGTACGTATTTGATTCGGTCGCTCGTTTGGTCGCTCTCGTGCTGTGCGATTGAAAGCTTAAGATTGAGCATGAGGCGGCCGTTTGTGGTTGTTGTGTTGTATAGAGATTCCTGCGAGCACTCCCATTCAACACCGTTTCGGTCGAGGATTTCTTGCACTTTGTAGTAGTCTGCGACGTTGCGAAACCACCGGTCAAGGCATTTAAATACGATGACGTCAATGTCCCCTGTTTGCACGTCCTCTATGAGCCGTTGCAGACCTTTGCGGAGGTGAGGGGATTTGCGGGCGCTGACCCCTTCATCGGCATAGATACTAACAACGATATACCCTCGTTTTTTTGCGTGCTGACGCAGGTCATACACTTGCTCTGCGAGAGAATACCCGTGTCGAGCTTGTTCCTCCGTTGATACGCGGATATATAGCGCAGCGCGTTTCTTCTTCGACTTATTCATCTGTGGTTTTCTCCTTGCCTACAATTTGCCTACAAAATACCATGATTCGCCTTTCTGCATAGCTATTTTGTCTTTTTGCAAAAATATCGGGGTTATTCTCATACCCCCTTGTTATTACTGGGGTTGTAAGGTTGTATTTCTTGATTGCTATATCGTCTCCTTGTACGAGGGGGCCTTCTATCACAAAGAATTGAATTTCACAAATAAGAATACTGAACGCACGCGAAATCGTCTGTAAAAGATTGATTGGTATGTATGATGGTTTAAAAGAAATCACATTTCCTACTTGACAAAAGTGTCTGAATTATAATAAAATCGCAAATAGGGTATAACTTTAGAAAAAACCCAAGTCGTTTTATACCTTCTGTATTTCTATCTATCTATAGTAGGAGGAAAAAACATGATTGTTGGCGTTGCAAAGGAAATCAAAAATAATGAATTCCGCGTCGGTATGACCCCCGCAGGTGTTGAGGCAATGCGCCGCGCAGGCCACACGGTTCTGATTGAGGAAGGCGCCGGCGTCGGCAGCGGTTTTACAGATGCTGATTATAAGGCAGTCGGAGCTGAGATTGTATCGGACAAGAAAGCTCTGTTCGATCGTTCCGAAATGATTGTTAAGGTAAAAGAGCCTCTTGAATCTGAATACGACCTCTTCCATGAGGGACAGATTCTCTTTACATATCTCCACCTTGCTGCTGAGCCGGGACTTACGGAAGCACTTCTTAAAAAGAAGGTCGTCGGTATTGCATATGAGACGGTTCTCGGCAAGAGCGGGCGCGGTCTTCCGCTGCTCGCTCCGATGAGCGAAATCGCAGGCCGTATGTCCGTCCAGATCGGTGCTCAGTTCCTTGAGAGCCGTTACGGCGGCAGCGGTGTTCTTCTCGGCGGTATCGCAGG